GAGGCGGCGAACTTTGGCGTGACGCGTCAAGCCTTGAAAGTGTTGCGTTCGCACGAAGTGCCGTTCCAGGTGTTGACCAAGGGTGGCATGAGGGCGGTGCCGGACTTCGATCTGTACGGGCCGCATGACGCATTTGCCACGACCTTGACGTATGTCCATGCCCAGGATGTTGCCGTGCACGAGCCCATGGCGGCTTCCCCGAACGACCGGGAGCGGGCGATCTACGAGGCCCACGACCGCGGCATCCAGACTTGGGTGAGCCTGGAACCAGTCCTTGATCCTCGCGACGCTTTGTTGTGGATTCAGGGTATTCACCAAGCCGTGGACCTCTTCAAGGTCGGCAAGCTGAATCACGACCCGGCCCTGGAGAAGCGGATCGACGATGATTTCGGCTGGGCCCTGTTCGCATGGCACGCGATGAACCTGTGCAACAAGTTCGGCAAGCCCTTCGTCTTCAAGAAGGACCTACTGGAATACTGCGACTTCCATATCGTCGGCGCGGCGACGTTCGATCCGAGGAAGGTGGTGCGAGCATGAGTGTGAGTTTCAGTTGTCACTGCCCCGAGAGAAAACAGCCGGTTAAGCTCCGCCGGTGGGTCGTCCTTCAACGTCGCTGCAATCACAGTGCATTCAACTCCGAGGCAAGATTTCCGATTTTCTACTTGCAAGTTCGGCATGTGCTTTGGTAGTTCTAAGAAGAACCATAACGCGAAGAATGCGGTTTTTTTGTGAAGGTGGGTATGGGCGACAACGTGGTGCAGATCAAGTGTAAGGGCTCGCGACTTGTTCCTTTGGACTCCCTGGAGATTATCCAGGGCGGGCTGAAGGATCTTAGTGACGAGAACTACGACAAGCTCAGGCGGCGGATCGAGGCCAAGGGTTTCGATGCGCCGCTGTTCGTTTGGGGGACCAAGATCCTCGATGGAACGCAGCGGTTCCGTGTGCTGGGCAAAATGATCGACGATGGCTGGTCGCTGCCGGGCGGAATGGTGCCGGTCTGTGACGTCGAGGCCGACAGTCTGGACGAGGCGAAGGATCGGCTGCTCGGTTACGTCTCCCAGTACGGCCGGCTGACGGGCGAAGGGCTTTACGAGTTCCTCCATGGATTCGACGAGATGCCATCCCTCGACACTCTGGACCTGCCAGACTTCGATATGGAAGCGTTCCAGACGGGATTCCTGGATGAAGACTCTCCAGGTGCTGGTGGCGAGGACGAAGTGCCGGAAGCCCCGGAGCCTGGAGAGGCCAAGGTCAAACCGGGAGACCTGTGGGCTCTTGGGAACCACCGGCTTCTTTGTGGAGACTCGACGAAGGCGGAGGACGTGAAGCGGGTCATGGGTGGTGAGAAGGCTGGCCTGATGAACACAGACCCGCCGTACGGCATCGCCTACGATAACCGGGCCCTTCACCCGGCGGCGAGACCTAGTATGGGAAAGAGCGCCATCATGCTGAACGATGATCTGGTGGACGAGAAACTGCAGCAGTTCCTGGAGTCTGCATTCAGCGCGGCCGTTGACGAGGCGTTGAAGACGGACGCGGCTTGGTATCTGTGGCATGCCCATCTCACGCAGGGGTTTTTCGCAGCAGCAGCAGCAGCAGCAAACGTCGTGCTACACCGGCAGATAATCTGGGTGAAGCCGGTTTTAGTTTTTGGCCGTGGTCAGTACCACTGGAAGCACGAGCCCTGCTTCATGGGCTGGGTACAAGGCAATCAGCCGCCCGACTACGGACTCGGAAATGGAGAGCGGACACAGACGACGGTGTGGGAAATCGCGTCGGTGTCGCAAGCCGAACGTAAGGAGTTTAACCATAGCACCCCGAAGCCGGTCGAACTATTCACGATCCCGATCGTCAAGCACCTGAAGCGAGGCGAGGTCTGTTACGAGCCGTTCGCCGGGAGTGGCCCACAGTTCATCGCGGCAGAGAAGGCCGGGGTGCGGTGCTTTGGGATCGAGCTGGAGCCACGATTCTGCGACGTGATTCTCAACCGCTGGGCAAAGTATTCCGGCCAAGACCCCATCCGTGAGGACGGGGTGAAGTGGTCTGAACTGAGTGGCGAGTAGGATGCCCTGCCCATGGATGGGACTCCGGAGAAGGATAGGGGCAGAGGAAGGCCAACGAAGTGGCGAAAGTCCTTCGCTGCGGAGGCATACGACTACTGCCTGAAGAACCACGGGAGCGACCAGGACCTCGCCAATCACCTTGGAATCGGCCTGCGGACCCTGTACACGTTTTTGGATAAATATCCGCATTTCCGGCAGCAGGTCCAAGAGGGGCGGAAAAGATGGCGGCAGAACGGATGCTGGAACGGCGTCCGTTCGTTATACAAGATGCTCGACACGCAGATCGTCGACGTCCCGAAGGTCCGCCGCAAGAAGAAGCGGATGAAGGATCCGAAGACGGGCCAATACGAGCTGGTGGTGGTCGAGCAGACTGAGATCATGGAGAAGCACATCCTCTGGCCGAACCTCAAGGCCATCGTGTTCCTCCTATTGAACCAGGACCCTGACACCTGGAAGCGGAACCCTGAGCCGGTGGGTGAATCCGGACCATCTCCCGCCGAGACCATCCGTCAGGCACTCAAAGAGCTGGAGCAGAAGCACCAACCGGCGGCGACGGAGGGCTGAGATGGACGTCTGGCCGCCGCGGTGGACCCCATGCAAACTTGACCCGAGGCAGCATGCCTACCTGCATAGCAATGCGGTTATCAATGTCGTGCCGGCGGGAAGGCGCTCGTTCAAGACGGAGGCGTCGAAGCGCCGGGTAGTGGCCAGGGCCATTGCGTTCAGCAAATACCCGAATGGTCGGTTCTTCGCCTGTGCGCCGACGCAGCAGCAGGCCAAGGACATCTTCTGGTCCGACCTGAAGGCGCTGGTGCCGAGGTGGGCGCTGCGGACGGGGCGGCCGGACATCGACATCAGCGAGAGCGAGTTGACGATTCGGCTGTGGCAGGGGGCGATCATCAAGGTGGCGGGCCTGGACAAGCCGGCCCGGATCGAGGGCGGGGATTGGGATGGCGGGGTGATTGACGAGTATGCGGACTGTCGGTCGGATGTGCTCGATGAGCATATCATGCCGATGCTGGTTCGGGGAGGGTGGATCGACATCATCGGCGTGCCCGGCGGCAGGAATCACTACTACCGCCTGACGCAGCAGGTGCTCAATGGCGAGTTGGAGGGGGCCAAGTGCTTCCACTGGAAGGCGTCGGAGGTGCTGCACCTGTATCTTGGCCGGGAGAGAGCGGAGGTGTTCCTGGCCCAGATGCGGAAGAAGATGGACCCGTTGACGTTCGACCAGGAGTTCAACGCGAGCTTCGTGGCGTTCGAGGGCCGGGTGTACTACGGGTTCCTCCAGGAGACGCACGCGCGGGAGCGGTTGGCCTGCGATCCCAAGCTGCCGCTGATCCTGTGCTTTGACTTCAACGTGGCTCCGGGGGTATGCGCCATTTGCCAGGAGCAGCAGTACGCGGGGAGCAACCCGAACGTAGCCAACGAGGTGACGGCGTGCATTGACGAGGTGTGGATATCGAACAACAGCAACACCAAGCGGGTCTGCCAGGAGATTGCGGAGCGGTACGCCGGCCATCCCCAGGAGATCTGGTGCTACGGCGACGCCACGGGAGGGGCGAGGGGGACGGCCAAGGTGGAGGGATCGGATTGGGAGTTGATCGAGAAGTCGCTGCGGCCGGTGTTCGGCAGCCGGCTCTATCTGGCCTACGCCAAGGCCAACCCGAGGGAGCGGGTGCGGGTGAACGCGATGAACAGCCGGATCGAGGCGGCGGATGGGAAGATCCGGTTCCTGGTCGATCCGGTGAAGTGCCCGCATGTGGTCACGGACTTTGACGGCGTGGTGTGGAACGACAAGACCGGGGAGATCGACAAGACCAGCGACAAGACGCTCACGCACCTGTCGGACGCGATTGGCTACTACGTGGCCCAGGTCCATCCGCTGGCAGAGCCGGGGTTTGTTATCAGCCAGTTCTGAGGCTGGAAGGGCTCTACAGCGAGCCAATCTGTTTGCGGCTATACCGTTCTACCTGTTGCGGCCGTCTCGCGGATTTCGGAGGGCTATGGGGTTTGGAATCCAGGGGGCTGTCAAGGGCCTGTAGGGCTGTGGCGGTGTGGAGGTTTTTTGTGCTTTGGGCAAAAAACTCTTGCCATGACGGCGTTTTGGTGATTGCTTCTATATGCTGGTATACAGAAGTCACTTTGGAAAGGGCCTGGAAATGGATTTCAGCAAGGTTCTCGCATTCCTGAACGGCAAGAAGACCTACATCGTGGCGGGGGCCATGTTGGCTCTTGGCTGCGCGGAGGGCCTGGGGTGGTTTACGGTGCCGGAGTGGGTCTGGCCGATTGCGGCGGGCATGGGCCTAACCACGTTGCGGGCCGGGGTGACCGGGGTGGCGCAGTCCATCAAGGACAACGTGCCGACGACCACGACGACGAAGTAGCCCCATGAAGGCCATCGGGTCGGTCATAGCGACGGCGTTGGTGCTGGCCCTGGCGGTGTGGAGGTGGTATGCCTCACGCAACGAGAAACGAGAGCGGGAACAGAAGGAGCGGGATGCGGCGATTCATCAGGCTGCTCATTCTGACGACGATAGCGATGTCAGCGGCATCCTGCGCCCGTAGCTACCTGGACGTCGGGCCAGTGTTTGTGACCAGCGACCCGAACGACATCGATATGCACTACGTCGTCGCCGGCTCGCTCATCATCGACCCGAACGACCCGGCCAATTCCCTGCGGGTGGGCAAGGACGGCCGGTTCCTCAGCAACAAGTTCTTCGAGTACCTGCTCCAGAGGGCGGCGAAGTGATTGCGTGGTCGATCCACAAGCGTTTTGTGCATCCGCCGGCCAAGGAGCCAGTGCTGTTGGGCTACGGCAAACTGCTCGGCGGCGAGCCAGTGTTCCTGCCGGCCGAGGACGCGGCGGATTGGGACAGCGACGATGCGTGGATGGACCTGGACGCCTGGCGTCGATGGGTGGGCGGGACTCTGACGGACCACGTGACTGAACTACTAACAGAGGCGGAATTTGACGGTGGGTCTTCGTCGGCGGCCCGGACGGTTGGTGCCGTAACTCCTGCGGCCGACTGCCACATCGGGGAATCCCGAGTCGGACCGGGCCGAGTCCCTGAGCCGTCCGGGCCTGGAGGTGTAAAGACATGAAGTCGATGGTGGATACGCCGCATCCGGCGTACAGGGCGATGCTTCCGGCGTGGGAGCTGGTGGATGATCTGATGGGTGGGACGGCGGCGATGAAGGCCGCTGGGACCAAGTGGCTGCCCCAGGAGGACGGGGAGCGACAAGAGGTGTACGAGGGCCGATTGGCCCGCTCGGTGTTGTACAACGGGTACGCCAAGACGGTGATGGAGTTGTCGCGACGGCCGTTTGCCCAGCCGGTGTCGCTGACGGTGGAGGTGCCGGAGCCGCTGGACCAGATGGCCAAGGGGGTGGACGAGGAAGGCCGCAGCCTGACCCGGTTCGCCAGGGATGTGTTGATGGTGGCGATCAATCGGGGGCTGTGTCACATCCTGGTGGACTACCCGCCGAACGAGGCGGCGAATCTGGGGCAGGAGCGGCAGATGGGACTGCGGCCCCGGTTCGTCCTGATCGACCCGAAGGACCTGATAAGCTGGACGGCGGTGAAGGGAGCGGGCGGCCAGCAGGAGTTGACGGAGATTCGGGTCAAGGAGGCGGCGTACGTGCCGGGGGACGACTACGAGGTGGAGGTCCGCCAGCGGGTACGGGTGATTCGGCCCTACGACTACGAGTTGCACGAGAAGACCGACAAGGACACGTGGGAGATGATTGAAACCGGGCCGGTGTCGCTGGGGAAGATCGCCCTGGTGACGCTGTACGTGAACCGGACGGGGTACATGACGGGCGCTCCGGCGCTGATGCACCTGGCGGACCTGAATCTGGCGCACTACCAGAGCCAGAGCGACCACCGGAACAACCTGCGGTTTGCGCGTTCGGGCGTCATCTTCCTCAAGGGACTGACGCCGAAGGAGATGGAGCAGGACATCGTCTGGGGGGTGAACCACGCGGTCAAGACGACCAGCGCCAATGCGGACATGAGGATCATCGAGCACAGCGGCAGCGCGGTGCAGGCGGGCGAGAATGAGCTGCGCCACCTCGAAGAGCAGATGTCTTCGGTGAGCATGGGGCCGCTGATGGTCCATTCGTGGGGCAATGAGACGGCGATGGGCAAGGCCATTGAAGAGGGCAAGGGCACGTGCGACTTGCAGGCGTGGGTGCGCGAGGAAGAGGGGGTGCTGGCGGATGCGTATGCCCTGGCGGGGCAGTGGGCGCGGGTGACGCTGCCGGAGGGGTTCGGGGTGGACATCTACGACGACTTCGGGCTGTTGCCGCGATCGGCGCAGGACTTGGACAATCTGCAACGGCTCCGCGACCGGGGCGACCTGTCGAGGCGGACGATCCTGGAGGCGGCGAAGCTGCGGGGCCTGCTGCCGGAGAACCACGACATTGACGAGGAATTGTCTCGCATCGAGGCAGAGGGACCGGACCTGGGCATGGTGGGCCGGGAGGATGAAGATCGGCTGCCGGATGACGAGGACGAAGCAGAAGACCGCGACAAGGCTGCGTAGGAGGTGGAGCGTTGGACTACGAAGACGGCGGGTTGCTTGAAGCGTTGGGGATGAAGTTTGGGTGGTGTTGGTGCTGGTTCTACGGCACGTGGTTCTATCGGCCGCTGTACTGGCCGGTGGTGGTGACAAGAGTGGTTTCGCGGCCGGTGGTGGTGTTGAGGCGGCGGGGGTTCTGGTCGGGCGTGCGGTCGTGGTCGCGCGGCCGGCATTGGGATCGAAGATCGAGATACGGAGA